AATTCTTTTACTGATGTTTACAATGATATGTTTTTAAAAAGATATGTTACTTCTCTCATTAAAAGACAATGGGGTGCAAATCTAATTAAATATGAAGGTGTTCAATTACCTGGTGGAACAACCTTAAATGGTAGACAATTATTTGAAGAGGCTAATCAAGAAATAAGAGAAACCGAAGAACAAGTATCTCTCAAGTACGAACTACCAGTTGACTTTATGGTTGGTCCAGGATAATGGCTACAAATCCCTATTTCAATCACTTTGAAAATACATCAGAACAAAATCTTCATCAAGATTTGATTATCGAATCAATTAAACAATTCGGTATTGATAATTATTATCTTCCAAGACAATACATGAATGAAGATTTATTATATGGTGAAGATACAATTTCTCAATTTAGTCAATCACATCTTATCGAAATGTATGTTAAATCAGTAGATGGTTTTGAGGGTGAAGGTGATTTTATATCAAGATTTGGTTTAGAAATAAGGGATCAAGTAATATTTTCTTTAGCAAGAAGAAGATGGGAAAATTTAGAAACTGGTTATGAAAGACCAAGAGAAGGTGATTTAATATTTTTACCACTTAACAAAAAATTATATGAAATTAGATTTGTAGAACATGAATCAATGTTTTATCAGTTTGGTAAATTACCGATATTTGATATGACATGTGAATTGTTTCAATATGATAGTCAAAGAATCGATACAGGTATTGAACAAATTGATGATATAGAAGATAACTTTGCTTATGCAGTTGAAGTAACTCTACAAGCAGGAGGATCAGGAAATTATGTTGAAGATGAATATGTTTATGTAGGAAGTACAGAAAGCACGGCAAATACTAAAGGAAGAGTTATATCTTGGAATTCAACTGATAGAGTATTGAAACTTACTGATTTAATGGGTACATTTTCTGTATCACAAAATGTTGTTGGTAATACAAGTGGAGCATCTTTCACAGTAGGAACCACACCAAATACTCAAACATTCGTTAATGATACATCTGCAAACAATGTTACGATTCAAACTGAATCAGATTCTATTATAGATTTCTCTGAATCTAATCCATTTTCTGAATCTAATTATTAAGTAGTTGCTTCAGGTAAAACTGTAATCATACCTTCAACGATTCTCTCTTTAGTTACGCCATCCGATTGTATAAATTCCACATCATACACATATAAACCTGAGGACATTTCACCAGTTGTTGTAGCATTTGCAGTAATTGTAACATTACTACCTGAAACAGATGTTGAAAAGGTGAGAATAAAAGATGTATTTGAGGTGGTGTGATTCTTTTTCATTTTAGAAGCACATGTACCACTACTAATTGTTACATTTGAGTTATTTGCATTCTTGGCAGTAAAAACTTTTTCAAAGTTACTACCTTGATGCATTGTTAAATTTTCGCCTTGAGTTTTTATTGTAAGTGCCATAAGACTATTTATATAACTAAATAATACTGAAATATTGGAGTATTATGTTAGGACAAACTTTTTATCATCAAACAATAAGAAAATATGTTGCATTGTTTGGTACATTGTTTAATGATATTAATATAGAGAAAAAAAATTCTTCCGGAGTTGTTGTTTCTCGTCAAAAAGTACCGATTGCTTATGGACCTAAGCAAAAATTTCTATCTAGAATAAATCAAGATGCAAGTCTTACAAGACAAGTTGCCATACAGTTACCTAGACTTGCTTTTGAGATGACAGGAATGAATTATGATCCTGTTCGCAAATTAAATTCTGTAGGAGCCTTGACACATAAAGAAACAATTAATGGTAATCGTAATATAAAGAAGATGTTTAATCCTTCTCCTTATTTGTTTGATTTTTCTCTTTATGCATTTGTTGAAAACGCAGAAGATGGCACTCAAATACTTGAACAAATTTTACCATTCTTTACACCAGAGTTTAATGTAAGTGTAAACATATTAACTGATATGGGTATCAAATTAGACATACCCATAGTTATTGCTGGTGCTACAAGCGAAGATTCATATGAAGGAGAATTTTCCAGTAGAAGAACAATTATATGGACTATGAATTTTACGCTTAAAGGATTTATTTATCCTGATATCAAATCCAGTCAATCAATTATCAAATCCATTGAAATTGCATTTAAAGAAACAGTACCAGGAATACCTTCAACTGGTACTTTTGAAAGAATATCTTTAGAATCAAGCACAAATTTTTCAGAAGAATTCTTTTTACTTGAAACAGGTGATAATATGATTACTGAATCAAGTGAAACCAAATTAGGTCTTGACAATGTAATCAGTAAGATTACAGTAATACCAGAGGGTGGGGCGAATACATACATCACCCCTGGAGATGATTTTGATGCAAACACAACAGTTACAGTCTTTAGTCCACCAGTTGATTATGATCCTGCTACAGGAACTTTTGGATAAAAATTATGATGAAAGATTTTGAAGATAAATTAAATGACCTACTGGAATTGCCTTCTGACATTGCAATTGCAAAAGAACCTCTTGAAAGAAAAGTTGTTAATTCAGATGAAAACGACTTAGATAATGACTATAAGTATGCTCGTGAAAATATGTACAATATCATTGAACGAGGTCAAGATGCAATTGATGAACTATTACAGGATGCAAGAGATAGTGGCAATGCAAGAATGTATGAAGTCGTAGGTCAATTAATTAAAACAGTTGGTGAACAAAATAAAGATTTGGTAAATCTTCACAAACAAGTCAAAGACATTACTAACGAACAAAAAGCATCACCAAATAATGTTACAAATGCATTGTTTGTAGGAAGTACCGCAGAACTTCAAAAGATGCTCAAAGATAAAAAAGAGTAATGGCTCATCTAGGTCAAAGAGATAGAAAAGATCCACAAAATCCAGTATTCGTAAGATACATTACGAATAATAAAGACTGGGAAAAATTGACTATTAAAACAGAGAATGGTCAATTTGCTGATATGTATCGCAAAGAAGGTACGTCTTTAGTTGAAATGGATATAAGAATAAATCCTAGAACAGAAGTAAAGTTATTAAAAAATGAATTTGAAGAAATTGATAATAAGAAATATGTAGAGATTGAATACACTGGTAAAAAAGGTTTCGTATTAATTTCTAAACTCAGAAAACCTACAGATCAACAAGGAAGAGAACGACCACCTAAGTTAGACATTTTAGCAGAGCATTTTACAGAGGGTGGTCATTTAACACATATTACAGTTCTTACACAACCTCATGTAGAGGTAATGAGTTTTACTTCTTTTGATCAACTTAAAAGAAGTGTAATTGATGGTGCAGAAAAAAAATTAGGAAATACAAATTCTTTTGTTATTGAAAAGATAAAAACTTATTTAGATCAAACTGATTTAACGACCATTGATCTTAACGGAATTGACGATAGCCATATAGATGAACTTGGTATTTACTTCGGTGAAGTGTTGGTAGGTATTTTAGCATTTAAAGATCAACTTAAAAATGTTACGGCTCCGAGTGATATGTTGAGTACCGATTTAAGAATGTTTGCTATTCCGACTGATCCAGCATTTAAATTGGTCGATAGTGTTTTGATGTACAAAGACAATACTACTGTAAGTGTGTCTAGTAAATATGGTGCAGGTGCCGCCGCATCATTTATGACAAATGTATTACCATATGGTATGAAGTTTTATAAAACTTATGATGATTGTTTTTTTAAAAAAATGTGTAAGACCGCTACTGGTATGGGGTTTACTTCCGAACAAGTAGGCGGTGATAGATTTGCAAAGTCTAAAAATATTATGATGGAAGTAGGTATAAGAGATATCTTAGGAATAAAAACATCAACTGTAAAAAATACTAATCATTCAGTATATCATTCAATCAAAAAAATTGCTACTGGTAAAGATGTTACGCCAAAAGAAAATCAAGAGTTAGATGAGGTTATAGGTGCGGTTGAAGAGTATTTTGAAAAAAGAAATGGGTTTAGTGGTGGATCTTCTGTTATAACAACAATTAGAGATAATTATCCTGTTTCAATACCAACATTTTTTAATTATACAGTTTCACATCATTTAGAAAACGATTCTAAATCAAAAACATATGTAGAAAATATAATCGGCGGTAAAAGTTTTTATCAAGCAAATTTAGACAAGTCTCTCTGGAGAAAAGGCGAGATACTAATTAAGATGGTGTATCCTAAAAGTGCAAAACT